TGAGTTTCATTTTATTTCCTTAGTTCTTATAAGCAACTGGCGTAGCTGCTAAAGAAACACCTGAGTGATTTGACGTTATAATATCTGTTTTACCTTTTTCTACGATAAAACTTTCTCCACCTATAATAGACACAGTCCACAAGACTGTTGTGTTTGTTGAGTCTTTGCATATAATTACAGCTAAAGTTGTTATTGCACCTGCATGTGACATCAATACTAAATTACTGTTAGCATAAGAACTAAAAGTTGAAGTATTACAACTTGATGTATTGCCAATTGGCTTAATGATAGTCATACGTTTTGTCCTGTGTTAACGTCTACCGACATATTTGGGAATGTCATTGGTGTATCAGTTTGTTCGTTTTCTTTATCATGATCACCATAAACCATGTAATCATGAACGCTACTGATCATTACTTTAGCCTGAGCAATTTTTGATTGTACCCATGGCTCAACAGTCATTGAATCAGGAATTTGCATTACTAAATTCATTGCCTGATTAGCAATTGCTTTTAGTTCTGCTTTAGCCATTTCAGCCGACTCATCAGAACTACTATCGCCTTGTAACAAAGGAACAGCAAGATCTTCATTACGCTGTTTGGCATAGTAAGCAGCAAGAGCTTGTTGTTGACGATCTTTAGTTGACTTACCATCGAATTTTTGATTCTTAGAATGAACGAAATCGTGAATCCATTTAGAAGCTGGATCTTTTTTAGTAAGAACTTCTTTTAAACTTTTTTCTCTGATAGTTCCACCAGACATGCATTCATTTAAACCGTGCATAGGACATTCAGTACCTTTTGGGGTACGGTTGCACTGAACGTCCTCAGCTTTTTTTGATTCATAAACTTTCGCATCGGCGCCAGACATATAACCATGACGTTTTTCTTTTTTAGAATTTAAAACGTAATGTTCTGGATTGCCATTAAACTGATGTTCAGGCGCATCGGTATGATCTTTTTTTTCAATTTCGTGCTTTTTGGCAAACTTCTCTTCGTCGCCAGCTTTTGGCTTGTAGCCACCAAGATCGTTTGTGACCTTAGTGCTAATATTTTTGCCTTTTAATACGTCCTTAAGAAGTTTTGCCATTTTAGTGCCCTTATTCTTCTTCTGTAGTTCTAAACATGCTTTGCGCAATTTCTATTTTTTTGTTTTCAACAGCAGCCTGAAGTTTGTCAACCATCAATTGATCAAATGCTTGATTAAAATCAAGAGGTTTTTGTTCAGCGCTCATTGTTATTAAATCGTTCAAACTATATTTATTATCGTTGTCCATTGTTCATCTCCTATTTATTTTTAGCCAAAATTAAAGCAGCAGATTTAAATTTGGCTTCATCACTGAGAGTTCTATTTTTTTTCTGAGCTAAAAGATCGTAAGTAGCTTTTGCCTGTTGTAATTTTCTTGTTTGTTCGTCATGCTTAGGATCGACAGCTACGTCTTTATCATCTGCTGCAGGATTTTGTTCTGTTCCCTGCTGTTGCATTTGCATTTCACTCATTTCATTTTGTTGAATTGTTTGGTTAATCCAACGAGGATCTCCAGAATTAGCTTCCTCGTTAATTTGTTCGTCCATTTCTTCGATATCATCTTCTGACATCTGAAGGATATTTTTACGTAGCCACTCGTGCGAGTAATACTTACCAAGCATATCTTGCATGTTGCGAGCAAGGTTAATACGGTTATCAAGGATTTCGCCGTCTTTAAGTTCGGTGAAGTAATTGTCTTTAGCGAAGTCAAACTGAATGTCACCAGAAATATTTTGCCAATCTTCAATCGACATAATCTGTTTAAGAACTAGTTGCTTGCCTAATAGGTTTAAGAATAGATTAGAAAAACGACCACGTAAACGACTAATGAAACGTGAGAATTTTAATTCATCACGACTAACTTCAGTAGCACGACCTAATGAGAAAAGAGCGTCTGAGTTAAGACGATTTACTGGTACGTTAAGTGTTTGGAGTAACTTCTTTTGGAAATAAAGAACGTCATCCATTTGTCCGAGAGTTTGACCGCCTGGTAGAGTAGTAACTTCCGTACCCTTACCACCTTCACGACGAGGAAGCCAATAGTCTTCCAACATTGTCATGAATTTGCGATCATCCCTTACGTTGCCTGTTTCAGCATCGTAAATCAATCTGTTTTTATGCTTTACCATAATGTCGCGAACGTATTGTTCTGCTTTCATCTTAGGTAGATTACCAACGTCGATATACCAAATGCGACGCTCTGGTGCGCGTGAAAGTCTGTAAATTACAAGAGCATCTTCAAGCGTACGAAGCTGATTAAGAGCCTTGATAGCTTTGTGCATATAAGAAAGAACCATCGTTCCCTGTGTATCTGTTAAACCAGATGTAACATGAAGAACGGAATCTTTAGCAATACGTAGTCCATTAGTGCTTGGACCTGTAACTTTATTGCCGTAGTTGAAACCTTTATCATTGAAGATGTAATATTCATTTTGTGTTTTTGGAATTACAGCTTCGCCGAAGTCGCCACCCTTAGCTTTACGTTTTGCAACTTCACGAACTTTACGGATCTTACGTGGATCAACGTAACGAATTTCTTTAATACCAGATGTTACATCTTTTTCATCGATGATAACATGATAGTATAAACGACCGTCGATATACCAGCGACGTAGAATTTCATATACATGTTTACGAAAGTCGAGAATATTCAAGCAAGATTCAAACTCTTCACGAATTTTTTTCTTGATTGTTTCAGGAATTTCAGTTAAATTATCTAATTGAATTTCTACTAAATCTTTTTCATCGAGGCTGACCATTTCGTTAACGATTTCGTCAACAGCAGCGTCGATTTCTGGCTGTAACGCCATTTCGCGATATTTGGTTACTAATTCGGCTTCTGTTCTTACTGTTCCATCAAGATCAACATATGTACCAAAACTACCACCTGCAGCAACAACTACTGCACCGTCATCTGTCTCTTTTGGAGCGAACGACGGTGCAACGTCAAGATCAACTTTTCTTTTAAACTCGAAACCGAATAGATTCATTTGTTTTCCTTCAAATAAAGAGGGGCTAAGACACCTTAGCCCCTCTCTAAAATAATATGATTTTCAAGAGGCTCTATTATATAGATCAGGTTGCAACAGGGCTAACTGCGTCGCCAAGATAGGCGTTAACGTCTTCGACTGTTGGGAGCCAGTAGTCGTAGGCGAACTGAACAGTAAATGTTTCTACCTGATTGGTAGTATCCCAATCAAGAGCAATTTCCGAAACGTTAGTTGGGAAAGCGCCGATGATAGTATACTGACGTAGAACATCGCCAGCCTTACCGTACTGAATAATATCCATGTCAACCTTATATGAATTTTCATCCATAGCAAAGTTTGGATCGCGGATATTTGATTCTAAACGGTTGAGAGCGTTTGACCACTTTTCGAACATTGAACGAACGAGGAAGTCTTCGTCGTTCATTACTGTTACCTGCCAGTCAGCGAAAGTACGGTCGCCTTGAACCTTGATCTTACGACCGAAGTAGCCAACGTCAATTGCCTGAATAGTTGCAGCTGGAAGAGCGGCAGCACGACAAGTAAAACGAAACTTGTCCTGTGAGTTCTGGTCAGCTCCAACGCCAGCTGGTGGCGTTAGATATACTTCGAAAAGTGTAGGGCGTGCACCACCGTAAGTAAGACCTCTTGTCTTGAAGGTGCTGATATTAAATCCTGATGCCATGTTTTTTTCTCCTTAAATGGATTTTAATTTATTTATTAAAACTTGCCGACAATTTCAGAGAATTGGACACCAGATCTTACAGCCACGAAATTCAACTGAATGAAGTTGATTGAACGGGCTGGCTTAATATAGATATCGCCCCAGAACTCGTTACGGTCAATTCTTTCGCCAGTATTATTTGTTCCATCGCAAACAACGAGGAAGTCAGTAATACCACGACGAGCCTGAACGTCACGGAGATAAGGTGTAATAAGATTCTTGAACTGAGCACGAGTAAATTCATCGTTGAACTCGAATAGGAAGAACTTCGAAGCAGTTGCAATTGCCTTTTCAAGAACAATGAATAGACGACGAACATTGATGCGATCGAATGCCGATGGCTTAGTTTGAAGAGTTTTATCACCATAAAGTACAGTGCCCTGACCTGGGAACGATACAACTGGATTAATACCATTCTTGTAAAGAATGTCTCTGTCAGCCTGACGTGGGTTCCAACGAAGCTTAACAAGGTTCTTAATTTGACCACGATTGAAACCAGCTGGTGACCACCATGGATCACGAGTAGAATCAGTACGAGCACAAAGACCAGCTACGTCACCGTTGCAAGGAATGTAACGATATACGTCATTATAACGATCGTACATGTATTTGTAACCAGAATCCATTACAGCGTATGAACTGTCATGAACTGAGTTTCTCCAAGCAACAAGAGCATTAGCTTCATCGCCAGCGTTACC